ATGGAAGAAACAACAGAAAAGGTTTCTATGATGTTGTGGGATTCAGTTGTATTCAAGGCTACCAAATATAAGGAGATGGAAGGTTATGACCTAAGTCTTTTAGATATGACCTTTGATGTTAAGGTTGAGATGTTACCTGACGAACAAAAGAAGGCAGAGTTAAACAACTTAATGATGCAGGCTTTACAGGCAGGTGGTATTACATACGAGCAGGTCTTTAAGATTAAGAATATTGAGGATGTTAAATTAGCTGAGTTGTATTTAGCTAAGAGTATGAAGAGGGCTAAAAAAGAAGCTGAGGAGGCTGCTCAAAAGAATAGCCAAATGAATGCTCAGATTCAGGCTCAGGCTTCTCAACAAAAAATGCAACAAGACGCTCAGCTTACCCAACTTGAGTCTCAAGGTAAAATGGCAGTTAATAAGACTAAGGGAGATTCTGATAAAGAATTAGAGTTAATTAAGTTTGCAACAACTATGTATATGGAGTCTTTAAAAACAGGACAACCATTACCAGATGAAATAAAGCAACTTGCTGATTCTATTTTGGGCACAGCCGTTCAAGAGAAAATGCAAAAGCAACAGCAAGAGGCGATGACTCAACAACAAGCACAACAACAGGAAGCACAACAACAAGAACAATCTCAAGAGCCTGAACAGGGTTCTGAATAACATAGCTTTCTTTGTGTGTGTTTTCATGGCTGAAGGGGGTGCGGTTTCTACCGTGCCCTTTTTTTTTATAAAAAATTTTGTAATATAAAAATCCTTATATTTGTGTTAGTTTCGGACAAGTAAATCCTAAAAACAAAATATATGGAAAACACAGACTTCATGCAGCAATGGGCTGCTGAGCAAAAAGAAAGCACCAGTTCTTCGACAGACCAACAAACAAGTTTAAACCCAGTTGATACAACTACAGCAGTAAATGCAGATGATACAATTACTCCTGTAGAACCACAAATACCTACAGAGGAGTTAGACCCTTTGCAAGAGTTTGCGAAAACATTATCAGCTGAGCAACTAAAAGAAATTGAGGATGCTCAATCACAAAATGAGGAAATTATAGAGGAACAACCTTTACCTACAGATGATGATGATGAGGTATTAGACGAGGATGATTTTATAAAACAAAGAACTGATGGTCAGTTTTCATCTTGGGAAGAGTTGCAACAAGCATTAGCGGAACAAGCAGCTCAACAAGTAAAGTTTGAAAACGAAACCTCAGAGGCATTATATAATCTTATAGCTGAAGGAAAGATTAATGAGGTGGCAGAAATCCTTTATAATAAAAAGGTAGCTGATGAGATTAAAGACAAACCTGATGAAGACGTATTAAAGTCATACATTAAGTTTCAAAACCCAGAGTTTGACAACGATGATGTACAGGCTGAATACGAAGAAAAATATTCTATTGATGAGTTTGCGTTTGACGAATCCAAGCTCAAAAGAGAACAAAAAAAATTGTCTCAGAAAATCAAGAATGATGTATCTGAGGCAAGAGAGTTTTTTGAAAGAATGTCTGAGGATATTAAATTTCCGCAGTACGAAAGACCTACACAACAGGTTGACAATCAAGTAGATGCAGAAGCCCAAGAAGAAAGGCAGAAGTTTCTAGAGAGTCTAAATGGTGTAGAGAATCGTTTAGGAGCCTTGCAATTTAATTGGAAGGACGACAAGGCAAGTTTAAGTATCAATGGTAAATTTGAAATCCCTGCGCAGGAAGCTTCAAGATACCGCGATGCTGCAGAAAGCTTACAGGAATATTATGCAGAGAGATACTACCAAGATGGTAAGTACCAATCTGATAGGCTTTTAAAAGACTTGTATATTGCTGATAACTTTGACAAGATAATTCAATCTGTGATTAGCCAAACGGCAAATCAAACAAGACTTGAAATGTTAAAGCAAAGAAAAAACATCACTACAGACGTTGAACAAAGCGGTACATATCGCCCTAGTGCCGCGGACGAAGAGAGAAATCTTTTTGACCAATTATTTTTAGGGCATAAACAAAGACAAATTTAAACTATAATAAAAAATGGCTACTAACACTTTCCCAACTACCCCTACACCTGCGGGTATTGCGAGTTCAGCTACCAACAGAACCCTGTTGAATAACTTGAACATTTTTGACCGTTCTTTTGAAAAGAACTTGGTTCGTATCTACGGTTCAGAAAACTATGCAATCGTACAAATGGCTTTAGGTAACTCAGTAATGGAAGCAAAATCTGACAACAGAAGTTTCTACCACTATGAAAAAAGAGGCTTACACCAATCAGTAACTGTTAACACTCAAATTACAGCTCCTGCTGCTGGTGCTGCTGTAACAGTAACTTTAGGTACAGGTTCTTATTATGCGTCTGGTACTCAATCTCCAATCCGTGTAGGTGAGGTAGTTCGTATCATGACTTCAGGTATTGAGGGTATGGTTACTGCAATCAACAAGACTACAGCTAACGCTCATACTGCAACAATCACTCCAGTACAATCTACAGCTGCTTTCGTATCTGCAGGTTCAGCTAACTTATTAGCAGGTGAATTCTTGTTATTAAGAGGTGCGGTTAACATTGGTGAGCAATCAACTGTATTAGATGGTATTTCTCCATTATTGGATAAAATCACTAACACAACTACTGAACACCGTGATGACTACACAATCACTGACCGTGCTGACATCGAGAAAAACGAGGTTGACTTCGGTAACGGACAACACTACTACTACTACTTAGCTATGGACGACATGAACAAGCGTTACATGAACCAAGCTTGGTTTAAGATGTTAGAGGGTGTTGCTATCGACAACTTATCTAACGGTACAGTAGGTACAACTGGTGTTTTACCACGTGTGTCTGCTGCAGGTTCTACAATTCAGTATACAGCTTCTGCTGGTCCAGCAATCGCTGATATCCATACATTAACTCGTACTTTGAACTTCTACGGTGGTGCTGGTGAGTACCATTGGTTACAAGACATCTATCAAAGACAAGCGGTTAACGATTTGTTATTCGGTAAGTATAACAATGGCGCTATCCGTTACGCTTCAGTAGGTGGAAACGAAGAGGCTTCAGTAAGCTACGGTTTCAATAGCTTCTCTATTGACGGTTACACATTCCACTTCTTCTTAAACAACGGATTCTCTCCTGAGGCTGTATACCAAATCAACCCAGGTGCTCAAGTTCCAGAGAAGAGAAACTATGGTGTGTTAATTCCTCAAAAGATTAACAACGATGCGAAAACAGGTAAGCAATTCCCTTCATTCCAAATCGTGTTCCAAGAGGTTAACGGTCAAAGAGTCTTGACTACTGAGACTGGTATGTTGGCTCCAAGCAACAAAACTACAACTGCGCAAAAGACCATCTCTATGTTGTCTTACCCAGGTGTTAGAACATTTGCTGCTAACCAATATGCAATCTTCCAAGGAGTTTAATCTTAACAGATTGAATATAGAGCCCTCCAGAAATGGGGGGCTTTTTTTATACTTAAATCTGCATGAATTTTTCTAAATTTTCATGCAACTTGTAACATAGTTAGGGTTAATTTTATCAAATATTGTAATATAGTTAGGGATATTTTTGTATGACTTATCATTCATAAAAGACAAATTGAGTTATAATGAATTAAATATCATTCAACTTGTTACATATTTATATAAAAAAGTAACAAAACTTGCATAATGTGTCATAAAATGCACAAATATTTCAAAAATTGTGACATAAAAGGGACATTATGATTCAAAAAAAAAGTTTGGCATTTTTATTGTTTAGGTAGTATTATTACCTAAATTTGTAAAAAAATAAACTATGGCAAAAGCAACTGAGTTGGCAAGCGCACCAACATTAGATTCGCCAGTAACTTCAAGCAAGAAGATAACTGCGAAAAAAGCTAAGAAAGAGCCTGAGATGTACATCTTCAGACTTATTAAGGAACATCCAAAGTACCACGAGGGGGCTAGCATTTTCCCTCCTAACTTTTTAATTCCAAACTCAGATACTATTCTGTGGAATTACGGTACAGAGCAAGAGCCGGATTTCCAACCAAGAGAAATCAGATACATTGACGGAATGAAGAGCATTTTTGTTGATGAGCAAGAAGTACATGGCCCATTAGCAGACAATGTTATTAACAAACAAACCAATGTAATTCAGTTTAATAACGGATTCTTAAGAGTTCCATCTTGGAACAAACCACTTGTTCAGTTCTTGACATTGAATAATCAATGTAGCAAAAACACAAACAAGTTTAAGATGATTAGTAATACCTACATGTTATTAGATTACGGTAACAATGATGATAATGTAGTAGAATTAGGAAAGAAAAAGGATAGAGCTTATGATTTAGCGCGTTCAGCATCTGAGGATGATATGATACCACACGCTAAGTTCTTAGGCATCCCTTTTATACATGCAAGCACAGGAGAAGAAAGAGATATGGACGCAATCAGAGAAGACTACAAGGCAAGAGCATTAGCTGAGCCAGAGAAGTTTTTATTGATGGCAAACAACCCTAAATTGAAGTTAAGATACCTTGTTGAGCAAGGATTAGAAAAAGGTATCATTACTACAGGTTTAGTAAAGAATCAAGCTCATTGGGTGGCTACAAAGCAGATGATTACTGCCTTACCAGCTAACCAAAAAGAAATAGATGCCCTAACAGAATTTGCCTCTACAGATGAGGGTTCAGGATTTGTTAGTACATTAAAAATGCAATTATAGTTCTCATGTTGATTTAGTTTTAGATGTAACGGCCCGCATTTCTATGTGGGCCATTTTTGTTATATTTGTGTAAAATATTCCGATGACTGTCGACAAGGTATATTCCATACTTAAATTTATTGTTAGAAAGAATCAGCTAGGAAGTTTAAGCCCTACTGATTTTCAAAACGCTTTTAATACTGCCCAAAGAAATTACTATGATTTTTTAGTTGGTAGGGTTGAGCAATATCAGTATGGCAGACCAACTCCAAGGGTAGGTTTATCTATGACAGATAATGTTGTTTCTAGATTGATGCCATTTGAGCAATCAGGTTCATTAACAATAGGTTCAGGTCTTACATTAACAGGAGGAGTATTATTAGGTACAAAGCCAACAGGATTTAATAAGTTGATTGGTATGTACACTGATAATATCTACAGAGTTTATAGACTAGAGGAGAATAGATTTGCTGAGCGTATTCAGGATTCTATTGACCCTGTTAATGAGGCTAATGCGTTCTTTGTGGAACAAAATACAAATTGGAGAATCTATCCAAATACCTTAACAAATATTACACTTAAATATTTAACTGTTCCTACAGATGTTGTTTGGAATTACACAACAGATGGTAATGGCAGACCTGTGTACAATCCAACAGGAAGTGTTGACCCATTATGGAATGATAATGACATAGATGAGTTAGTTGCTAGAGCAGCTAAAATAATTGGAGTTTCATTTAAAGAACCAACTCTAACCCAATTTGGGCAAGGAGTTATTAATACAGGAGAATAATGATTGTTACTACTCAAAATATGATTGACAGAGTTAGACGTCAATACTATAATGATTATCCAGATGATGCAGCGGTATTAACTGATAACGAATTATTATTACATATCAACGATGCTGTTGCTCAGGTTGCCACAAAGCAAGCTAATGATGCCTATGCTGTTGAGGGGATATTATCAGTACCTGATGGATATTTAACTACCTTCAAGATAACCTCTTTTTCAAGAGATGCTGATACAGGTTATTACTATGCGTCACTTCCTCATCCTCCATTAGGACTGCCTAATAGCAGTGGGGTTAATTCTGTATTCTTTACAGGACTTAAGGGTCAAAGCAGACCTGTGCTTTATGTATCAGGTAATGAAATAGATTACTTTAGAAATATGCCACATCCTCCTAAGGCAGCTTATTACTGGGTTGAGGGTGCTACAATATACATGTGGGTTAAATCATTGTTGCCTGCAGGTACAAAGGTTAGCGTAAGAATGGCTACACATGTAACTAATAATTTGAATGCTCCTATTAATGTACCTCCTGATGCAATAGGAATGGTATTTGATGTAGTTATGCAAAGAATTATAGCTCGTAAAAATATTAAATCAGACCACGTTTCAGATGGCGTTGAAAGCTAAAAATTATGAGTAACAAATTAGAAAAAAATATTAAGCTTAGTGATGCAGTCAATATGTATATTGATGAAGCAAGACTTACCACAAAAGATTTTAGAAGACTTTGGGTTATGGCTTTCAGAGGTCTTCAGGAAATTGGTATGGATGTATCTTGGACTCCTAAGATTACCGTATTGCCTGTTAATGCAAACCTTACAGCAAATATACCTGATGACTATTTAGAGTATGTTAGGGTAGGTTTATTCAATGAGTCAGGTGAGGTAGCTACCCTAAAGGTGAATGAGTCTTTAACAAGATATAGAGATACAACTCCTTCAAGACTTGCTGATACTGCTAGCCAGATTGGTGCAGGTATGACTGTACCTAACTATCCTTATTGGTTTGGTTATTGGGATGAGGACTATGAGCATTACTTTGGAGTAGGCTCAGGTCTTGTACAAGCAGGAGAGTGCAGATTAGATTCAGCTAATGGTGTGGTTATATTTGACCCTCAGTTTGCTTATCCTTCTGTGGTATTTGAATACATATCTAGTCCTATTATGGATGATGATTATACAATAGATTTTAGATGTCAAGAGGCTCTTATATCTTATTTAAGATGGAAAGATATTCAGTCTTTACCAGCAACAAAGTTGGTAAACATCAGCGAAAAGACTATGAGAGAAAGAGAGTATTATGCTCAAAAGAAGTTAGCTCGTAAGAGATTAAAACCATTTAGATTACAGGTAGCTGAACAATATATTAGAGAAGCAGCCACATATGGCGTTAAAGGATAATTATGATTCAACAAAAGCAATTTGGTGGAGTTTTAAATACAGATGATAGTAACGACATATTGCCTGCGCATCATCACAAGGATGCATTAAATATTATATTTAGAGGCAATGGAGTTAATATGAGAGCAGAGAATCTGCCTGGAAATAGACTTGTGTCCAATACTCTACCTAGTGGTACTAACCAAACTATAGGTACTCATTATGATTCCTTGAATAATAGAATATTTTATTTAAATTACAATTCAAATAACAATCACGGAATATATATTTATAATACACAAGCAGGTACATTCCAAACTTTAATACAAAGCGGAACAAATACTGTAGGTGATGTTTTAGGATTTACAACAAGTCCTATTACATCTATAAATATTATATACGGAGATACTAATACAGATGGTAATATTTTATACTTTATAGATAGTATAGGTAGACCAACAAAAATAAACATAGAAAGATATTTAGCTGGAACATATACCTCAATTCAAAGAAGTTATTTAGATGTAGCCAAAATGCCACCTAGCAGCCCAATTAAGGCAGCTTATGGAGCAGACACTACAACTAATACTAATAACCTAAATAATGGTTTATTTCAGTTTATTTATCGTTATGTGTATGATGATAATGAGAAGAGTGTATGGAGTACAGGTAGCGAGGTTCCTTTACCATTCATGCCTAATAACGATGGCTCAATAGCTAATGCTAAATATTTAAACAACTACATAGCTTTATATTTCCCTACAGGAGATGTAAATGTTAAAAAAATCGAACTTGCATTTAGGGAGACTAGAGATGGTGCAACAAGTGATTACAGTTTGATTACCTCTTTGGTTAAGGCTGATTTGAGTATTAATAGTAATGATGTATACAACTACAACTTCTATAAGAATGGTGTGTATACTTATGTAGATAAGGTTGAACAAATATTGTTGTTTGATTATGCGCCTCAAAAAGCAAATGCTCAAGAGTTGCTTAATGGTTCTACATTAATTTATGGTGGTATTACTGAAGGATATGCAAACGTACCTTTGAATGCTACCATAGCTCAGACTGCAGATTCTTTACATTTATTTGCATGCAGAAATGGATTGTTATTTGGCGCTGAACAAACAGGAACTAATACAATTAAAATATTTGTCGATGGAACTATTGGCAGCACTTCAGGAACTCTTGCATCTATTTACGATAGCGCAGCAGGAGGGGTAGTATTTAATGTTAATGTTACAGATGGTTCAAATACAAATCTATCTTTTACTTATACTGCTTCGGATAATGTTATAGCTGATTTGTTAGGTGGATTATCAACAGCGGCTATTGCAAAAGGATTTACTACATCAATTAGTGGTAATTTCTTAACTATAACAAAAACAGGAGTGTTATTAAGTTCAGTTAATACTGAATATAATTTTGCATCCTTAACTAATAATAATTGGGAGGTTATATATTCTTTATATACAAATGCCTCTTATCAATATGGAATTGTTTATTACGATGCTAATGGTAAGACAAATGGAGTAAATACAATACCTGCATTAAAAATTGGAACTAACTCTTATGGCTCTTATGCAAATCCTTTTAATCAGGCTTTGACTTGGAGACAATTAACAATAAATAATACCCCACCAAGTTGGGCTAAATATTATCAGATTGTTAGAACAAATAATTTGACTTACGGAGACAAAGCTTTGTACTGGGTATCTAGTGGGGCATTCTCAGACAAAGATGTATCTGTAAATCAGAAGTATGCATATATAAGAATAGATAATATCTATGATTACAATTTATCTATTAAGGCTACAGAGGGTGTCATTGGGTATACATTTGCGCCTGGAGATAGAGTTAAATTCATGAAGAGATATACATCTACAGGAGCGGTTGGCTTAGATGTTGCAGGAAGTAATTACGATTATCCAATCATAAGTTTAGAATCAAATCCAGTTATGACTGGTGTTGTTAAGGAAGGTTCTTATTTAAAAATAGCTTACCCTACATCAGATATAGGAAGTGGTATTGCTTTCGATGGAACGCCTGACTATCAGAATTACGAAATATTTATATATAATCCAGCATTAACTACATCATCTAATGAACAAACATATTTTGAGTTTGGTCAAAAGTATCCTGTAGTAAATGGTTACCATGGTGGTAACTATCAAAATCAAACATCATCTCAATCAGCTATATTATACTTTAGCGATGGTGATGTGTTTTATAGAAATAGAAACGTATTGGTTACTCCTCCAAAATTAATTACAGCTCAGGGTATCGACCAATATGCGGTGCAATATGCTACACCTAAGATTGGTGACTCATCTCAAGATGTAACAACAACAAACTATATAATAGGTCATAGTACCAATCAAACTGTATCTAGTTTGGCTTATAACCAATTCCCTAGTTCAGCTGATGCTTATTATAACTATAGTAATTTGTCTGCCGTTGATTACAATGTTAGATTCAAGTTTTCATTTACTGCATTTAACAATGATATTAATGCAGGTAAAACAGGTTCATTATCAATATATGTAAAGGTTTATGCAAGTAATGGTAGTGCAACAAACTACTCTCTTACTAAAATATTAAATCCTGTTGTCATTCCTCAGCCACAATCTAATAGCAATCCATATGTCAATGTTGATATTAATGTAGATGCTATTGTAAAGGTTCCTGCAGGATGTAGAGCTTCTTTAATATTTACAAATGACTATACCTCAAACGCCTTGCATGTAGCTCCATTTAATATTGAAATAACTCCATTAAATAATATTAATATAGTTGTAGATGACCCATCATTTAGCGATGTGTTTAATCTACAAACTAATTCTAATTCAAGACCATTGGTTGTAGATATTAATGCTAAGCAAGCTTATTATTCTACCTTGGTTAGATATTCTCAGGCATATCAGCAAGGAACAAGTATTAATGGAACAAATAGATTCTATTATCTAGACTCAGATACTTATGATAAAAAGTTTGGGGATATTGTTAGAATGAAGCTTCATAACAGAGATTTAAGAATATTCCAATATAAGAAGTGTGGGGTAGCTCCTGTGTTTTCTGTGGAGACCTTAAACCAAGATGGAACTAATAACTTGGTTGCTTCTTCTAAAATAATAAACCAAATTAGATACTATGAAGGTGACTTTGGCATTGGTAATCAACCAACTAGCTTGGCTACCTCCGGATATGCTGATTACTTTGCTGACCCTGTTAAGGGCTATTTTGTAAGACTTTCTCAGGACGGTATAACACCTATTAGTGAATTGTATAAAATGCAAACATTTGCAGGGAATAATTTGCCAAACTATCTTTCATCTCATGCTTACTCTACAGGAGGTTCAGCTAAGATTTTAGGGGTATTTTATTTCTCAAAAGATAGGGATGGCGAGTTTATATCAGTATTACAGCCAGGAACAGGACTTACAGGATACACCTTGGCTTTTAATGAGATTAAGAATGCCTATACAAGTTTTTATAGTTTTAACCCAGAGGCTATTTTAAACTTTGAAAATAAGCTTGCTAGCTTTAAGAATGGTCAATTATACATTCATGATTCTAGCACCCAAAATAATTTTTACGGCACTCAATACAGTTCAAGTATAACACTTGTGTTTAATAAGGATAACATACTTAAGAAGACCTTTGACTATTTAACCTTAGATGCTACAGATTATTGGACATCTCCTACTATGGGTGATGTGAATACAACCTTAGGTCAACAAAGTAATTTGGTTCAATCTGATTATGAGATTCACGAAGGATTGTATCATGCGGCATTGCAAAGAGATAATAATAGTTTAGGCGGTATTATTAACGGAGATTACCTTAAAGGCACTTGGCTAGAGACAAAATTTTCTAATAGTGCCACTAATTTAGTATATTTGTCGGGATTATATTTGGGTTACCAATTGTCAAACAGAAACTTATAGATATGGGATTAACATCGTCAGCAATATTAGGGGGAGCTGAAGCAGTAGCAGGTTTAGCTCAAACTGCATTAGGATTAATAGGTCAAGGCAAAAAAAGAAGAGCAGCAAATGCAGCTGTTGATGCAATGTCTACTTATATTCCATCTCAAGAAATAGGTGGTATTTATGAAGGCGCTAAAATGCGTTCTACAAAAGGTTTAAGTGGTGCTGCAAGACAATTAGCAACTCAAGGTATAGAATCAGGAGCACAGGCTGCTATGGGTGCTGCTCAAGATAGAAAAGCTGGACTTGGTATGATTGGTTCAATTCAAGCTCAAAGACAAAAAGGTGCATTACAATTAGCAGGGCAAGAGGATGCTGCTCAAAAGCAAAATCAAGCTAGTTTAGTTCAAGCAGCAGGATTGCAAGCAAAAGAAAAAGAAAAAGCATTTAAAAGTCAACAAGAAAAACAATCTCTTAAGGCTAATATGGCTATGCAAACACTTGCAGCAGCAAGACAAAATGTTGCTCAAGGATTGTCTGGCTTAGGTTCTGGTTTAGGAACAGCAGCAGCTGGGATGTTTGGTAAATAAATAAATTATAACTATGCCATTAGGTATATCAGATAGCACATTAAAGGCCGCATATGGCCCAGTAGATTTTAGTAGCTTTTATAAAAATATAGATGCTGCCGCTAAAAGAGCTGCTGATGAAGCTAAGTTAGAAAGAAAATATGCAATGCAAGAGTATCTTAAATTAGACTCTTCATTAAAAACTACAGCTACAGGTGTAAGAGATATTGACCTTATTGGAATAAATAATTCAAAGCAACAATGGGTAAACAATGCTTTACCACTAGCTAATAATCCTAATTTATTTACATCTGACATTCAAAGATATAAGAAATTGTATGGAGATAGTCAAATGCATCTTAATAATACCGAAAGGTTAATTAAACAAAGCCAAGAAACAACTGCATTTTTAAAAGACGCTAATCAGTTAATAAAATCAGGGAAAGCAAGTGAGGATGGTATTGAACTTGTAAAAAAAATATCAAATACGCCAACATCAAAGATATTAGAAGAAGGTGGATTACCAAGTATTGATGATATTAAATACTCATTACCTGATTTGAATAAAATGTCTATTCAATTAGATAATCAGCTTACAAAAGAAGCTAAGGTAGATAATATAAGAATTAAAAAAGCAGATGGTAAATTGCCTAATACAATAGTAGCTGATGTTGTATCTGGAGTATTACATCCAAATAATGCTCAAAATATAATTAATAATTTTGTTGAAAATACTAAAGACAAAACAAAAGTAGCAGACAACATAATGTCTAATGCTATTTCAACTGGTCAGGTTGATAGAATATTTGACCAATATAATAATATTAGTGACGAGCAATTAGCTAAATATAAAACAGAAGATGGTAAGGATTTATATCCTGAACATCCAGGTATAGATGGAAAACCAACAAGAAAACCAAATATACCTGTTCCAACAGGGACGAGTACATTTGATTTAAAAAATTATTTATTAGCCAATCAAATAGTTAATAATATTAACAAAATTAAAACTACTGCACAAGACAAGGAGTTTTATCCTAACGGAAAAGAAGTTGTTAATCTTGAGGTTTCTGATATTAAGGCAGCTAAGGCTCATGCTTGGTCTCAACAAAATTATTTATGGAAACAAAAACATCCAAATACAAATAATGATTTATTAAACCTTACGATGGGAATGTTCCATAATATACAAAATGGAAACTTGAATACAGCTCGCGCTGCTATATCTAAGGTTCCTAATGGATTTACTAACTCTGTTTATAAATTTGGCGAACCATTAAACGATAATAATAAAGATGCCGTAAATACTGTTGCTAAAAAATTAGGTGTATCTGTTGATGCATTATCTAAAATGCCTGCAGATAAAGTAGCTAGTAGTTTAGGTGTACCTGTAGATGAAATCAAAAAAGGTATTATTACCACAGAAGGCGTTGATGCAAATGGTCAACCTGCATATAAGTTTTTTGATGATTCAGAAAAAGGTTATGATGACTTTATGAAACTTAATATTGGTGCATTAGGTTCTCAGGCTAAAAAAGGAGCTTATAATACATTGACACAGACGGCAATAGGTATATTAGATATGGGTACTGCTACTGATGAAGGTAGAGGTAAGTCAGAGCCAAAATCAACACCACATAAATTAGATAAATATCTAAAGAAAAAATAATGCCAGATATACAATTTGACATAACTGGTGCTAGAAAAGATGGAGTTTCTAATCAGGAGCTTTCTAGTTATTTTAAAAACAAATTCAATGTTGATTTTGATTTTGAGTCAGCTAGTAAAGATGGAGTTTCTGATTCAGAAATTATGGGTTTTTTAAATAGAAAAATACCTAAAGAACCTAAGCAAGAAAAACAAACTAGCAAAGATATGCCTACTTGGTTCTCTGAAAGAGACATGCTAGGCAGTTTTACTAAAAAAGGTAAAGATGAATGGGAAGGCAGTGCAGGTGTTGTTAAGCCTACTCCAATGGAATCAATGGAGTTGGAGGCAAAAAATAAAAAGCCTTCAGATGGTACTACAGGAATGGCTAAGCCAATTATTAGAAATCTTAAGGAAGAAGAAAAGGCTTTTGATAATGTTACCCAAAGAAGATTAAAGGCAAAGGGTATTACCTTTAAGCAAGGAGATGCTAATTATAAAAAAGAAAGAGATGCTGTATTAAAGGATGTTTATGATGGAACATTAGTTGCTACAGAAAATAATAAAGGGGAGAAAGATTACGGAAGAAGTATAGGATTTTTAAAAAGCACAATAGACGAAACCGTTGGAGGGCTTAGGGCTGAAATAGATGCAGCTAAAATAAATACTATATCTGACCCTACTGAGTTTTCAGTATATATGGAGAATGAGGCTTCCAAAGCTCCTGAGGTTCAAGATGTTAAAAATAAGTATGGTATAATGCTTGGTGGAATACCAAAGATGTTGGCTATCACTGCTGCAGGAGAAGCTGCTACAGGAGGATTTGGTGGTGGTGCTGCTGCATTAGGGGCTGATGCTTTATGGGTTGGTACGTCAATAAAAAGACAAGAACTTTATTGGGAAAAGAAAAAAGAATTAGTTGATAAAGGAATGGATGAAGGAGAGGCAGGCGTTCAGGCTGCTCAGGCGGCTATGCAAGACGCTCCATTAGCTGCTGTTCCTGATGCTGCTATTCAATATGCCATGGCATCTATGTCTGGAGGAGAGTCTCCTGAATTAACTGCATCAAGGAATGCTTTTAAGAATTATGTAGCAAAACCTACTAAGATTGCTGCTATGGGGGCTAGTCAGCCTATTGTAGAATATGGTATTAAAAAAGGTCAAGGTTATGATGTTAATTTTCAAGATGCTGTATCAAATAGCGGTAAAGGATTTACTGATTATTATTTACAAGACCTTGCCTTTAATGTAGGAATGCATCCATTAAAGTTTGCAAAAACAATGGTATCATCAGCTAAAGAATACCTATCTAATTTACCAAAAGAAATATTAGAATCTACTGCATCTAAATATGGAGCAGAAGGTAAACAAGTTATAGAGAATCTTAAGTCTTATAATAATGCAAGACAAAAGGTAGTTGATTATGTACCTCAAGATATAGTACATCATGTAGCAGGTCTTCAAGAGGCTATTGATAATGGTACTGCTAAACTTTCAGCAATGAAAGCTCCTGATGCTAATATACCTGAGGCTATTATTAAAACAGAAGAACAAAGAATTGCTGAGCTTAAGAATAGACAAAATAAAATTATAGAGACAGGACAAGGTGATGTGTATGAGATAGATGATAAAACAGGTTTACCAATTGAGACAAAAGAACCGTATACTCAAACAGAAGAGGGTAAGACTGCAGACCAAAAAGCTAAGGACATGGGATTTGATAATGTTACCCATGCTATAAACTCAGTTAACAAAGAGTTAGGAACTGACTATAAAACAATACAAGAAATACCTGAACAAGATTTACAGAAGGTATCAGACAATAAAAAAGAATTAACAGCCCATCAAGAGGCTTTATCAGAAACAGTAAATGGAACAGAATATGAAGACAAAGCAAGAAGTGCTGGACTTCGCACAGACACTACCACAGGAGTTGCAGGAGAAGTTTCAGCAGAACCTACAGGTAAAGCTGAACCAATTGAAGGAGCAACGCCAACAGAGCAGTCAAGCTATGATGAGTACACAAAATCAAGAAGAGCAGACCCAGAGCGATTCAAGCGAGAGTATGAGTCAGAACGATATGCAGACTTCGGAGAAACAGAAGAAGAATACCTTCGCAGAAAGTTTTGTAAATAAATTCAAGTCAGTCTTTAAAAAGAAAAAATAGTAACTTTAGACCATGGAAAAAATAACCTTAGGTAACGCCAAAGACAAGGTAATATTGTGTGTAGACAACGGACTTTTTTTTGAGTTCTGTTTAAAACTAGCTGATTACTTCAAAAAGGTGTATTATTATACAGAATGGAAAGATGCCTATCCAGGAATGGCTGAGGCAGTTGTTGGAACTGAATGGAAGAACGGAAAGAAACTTAATACTTTCGATGGTAAAAACATTGAGCGTATTGAGAATCTATTTGAGGTAATGGATAAGATTGATTGTTTCTTTACTCCTGATATTTACGATGGCGACTTATTAGAGTTATTAGAGGCTTCAGGTATTCCTTGTTTTGGTTCAGGAAAGGCTGAGCGTCTTGAATTAAACAGATACGAGACTGCAGTTGAAATGAAGAAGCTTGGAATGGATGTGGCTCCTACAGTTAAGGTTGTAGGTCTTGCTGCATTAAGAGAGCATCTTAAAAAGAACAAAGACAAATATGTTAAAATATCTAAATATAGAAAGACATTTGAAACATTTCACCACATTAACTATAAGCTATCCGAGCCTTTATTGGACAATCTTGAGGCAACACTTGGGCCATTAAAGACTATATGTGAGTTTGTTGTAGTTGATTCTATTCCGGCTGAGGTTGAGGAAGGTATAGATGCATACGCTATTGATGGCGAACTACCTTCTAAAATGTTTACAGGATGCGAAATTAAGGACGTTTCTTACGCAGGTAAGTTAATAGATGATAAAGATTTAAGTGTCGGTAATAAGGCTGTAAATGATAAATTTGGTATCTTATTAAAGAAGTATGACCACAATGGTTTCTTCTCTACAGAGGTAAGAACTACCAAGGATGGTAAACATTACTTTATTGACCCATGTATGCGCTTAGGATTACCTCCAAATGCGTTATACCAAGAAATATATAAGAACCTAGGGGACATTATTTGGAAGGGTGCTAACGGAGAGTTGGTAGACCCTGAAACAGATAACCCTTATGGAATGGAGATATTAATCAGCTCAGGTTGGCATAGTGGTAACCACCAAACAGTTTACTTCCCAGAGAGCATTCGTCAGTGGGTTAAGTTGATTAATCCTATCAAGATTGATGGTACATACCATGTATTACGTTTAGGCGATTCATCTACCATTGGTAGCTTGGTTGCTGTAGGTAAGAGTCATGAGGAGTGTAAAAGAAAGATTGAGAAGATGGCTGAGATGATTGAGGGTTATGATTTGAATATCAAGACTGAGGGTGCTGATGAGGCTATCGAGGCATTTGAAAAAATGATTAAACTATCTAAAAAAAAGTAATATGCCACTCAAGTCCGCTAAAGGGAAAGGTAAAGAAGCTGTTCAAAAAGCTATCAGCTCTAATATTCATGAGTTAGCTCACAAAGGAACTAAACCAAGAAGTCAAAAACAAATAGTGGCTATAGCAATATCAGCTGCAAAAAAGAAAAAATAATGATTTGTCCTAATAAAAGTTCTAAAGAATGGTATGACCTTAGGAATGGCTTAAAAGAAAGATTTAAGCAAGAAGGTAAGGATTATACTGATGAGCAGATAGAAGATTTAGCTGACTTAGCTTTTCATAGATATGGTGATATACCAACTGTTGACAAGGCTGTTGACTATTTAACTAAAAAGATAGGAAGAGAAGAAGCTCAGTTTGACAACTGGGTTAACTTTGGTAAAGGACAATTTATTACAAACCAAGGAGAATTAAATTTTGATGATTTCAAAAATAAATTTTCAGAAAGATTTGGTGTAGATGCTACCGATGAGGATAACCTTATTAATATTTATAATGAATCTAGAGATAGATATAGTTTAATCAAACAAGCTAGTGGAGCATTGATTGATAATGTTGTAGCAGCAAGACAACAGAAAGAAGGTAAGACTCCATGGTATAAGGATTTAATACCTGCAATTAGAAACTATTTTACAAGCAACTATAATATGCTTGGCAAGGTTTCTCAGGAATCAAAAGATGCTGCAGCTAAATTTCATTCATCAGCTTCTCAGGCCGCTATTGTATTAAAGAAGGCTGTTACTGAGATTACTAAAAAATATGGTGGTCAAACATGGAATGACCTTAGAAAGGTTGTTGTTGAATCTAGATTGAGAGGTATTAAGGATAGATGGTCTCAATGGTCTAGAGATGTTAAAACAATGAGCGAGGATGAAATTATTCAGCAATTTGTAAATGGTTCATATCCATCCATACTTTCTAATATTGAAGCAAGAACTCCATTAAGTAATCTATCCGAGGATGCACAAACACTAATTGAAAAAGGAGACTTTGAACAATTAAGAACATTATTAAGTCATGCTTTTGATTACGCTTCTCAAAATGTAGCTAAAATGGATTTTAGTGATGGAAGAAGTTATGATGAAATAGTAAATGACCCTAAGTTTAAAGGTGCATTGCAACTATATAAGGACTTGGTTGAAAAGCCTATTGCTGAAAATCATGCCTCAAATGATGGTGTTTTCTCTGATGCTCTTGGAGAATTAGATACATATTTCCCATTGATACCAATGGATGAAAAAGCAAGATTATTTGTTACAAAAAGGAATGCAGGTAAATTATCTAAAATTAAAAATGCTGCTAATAATTTAGCAACAGGATTGGCAAATGCTTACGATACATCTGTTGTAAAACTTAATGACCAACTTACAGAAGCATTTAAGGCAAATAATAAATCTGCTTTTGTAGGCGAACTTGGTAAGGCCGGATTATTAAAAGAATTAGGGCCATTTGACAAGGGAGCTGAAACAATAAACATTAATGGGGAGTTATACCCTGCTAAAATAGTTGAGGTTGGAGAAGGTGTTGTCAGAGATGGTAAATATATACCTCCTAAAAAAGCATTAATACCTGAATGGCTTTACAAGGAATTAAAGCCAATGCTTGATAAAAATCAATCTGACCCTACTGTATTCAGCAATATAATGAATGCTATTACTAAGTTTTCTCTTGGTGGTATCTTTGAACCTGCTATACATACTGCAAACCTTGTAGGTGGATTGGTAAATGGAACTCCATTCCCAGGAACAAGTTTTGCATCAAAAACAATAGGTAATACACCTATAACAAAGGTATTTACAAGCATGTTTAATATTATTAATGAGGATGTGAATAGCGAGGCTGCTATTAAGCACATGCAAGACATGGCTAATAATGGCTTATTAAGTCCGAAATCAGGTGCTGTTACATGGAGTAAAAAAATATCAGAAGCTACTGGAGCTAAGAAAGCAGCATTGTATGATATGTCTCCATTCTTATATGGAACTAAAGGAGTAGACCTTAAGGCGAGAGTATTGATGGATAGAATATGTCTTGAAATAAACCCTAAGGCAACGCCTGAACAAAGAAGACAGTTTGTTAATCAGCTTGGTAACTATGTAAAAGGATTAGAAGGTAGATTAGAAAGGACGCTAAAAGGCAGTGGAGTTGCTCCCTTTTATACTGCATCTTCTACTTTCTTAAAGAATGGAATTAAAGGATGGTTAGGAATGACGCCACTTCCAACAGAAGGAATGTCTTTTAAGTCAAAGGCTACCATGAGAGCTGCTCAAATGTTATCAGCAGGGGCTATTGGATTGACTGGTGCGTGGATTGCGGCATACTTTGCTCAAACAGGAAAGTACCCTTGGGAAGATAAAGAATCTAACTTCTTAAAAATACCATTAAATGATGAAGAAAAACAATGGTTAGATGAGCATCCAAATATTAAACCATTTTTTTATAAAAAAGGTAAATATCAGGATGTTAATATGGGTTTCTTAAACAGAACTTTAGAAAGAGGCGCTAAGGGATTAGGTATAGATGCTGTATATAATAGTCAGATGCAAGGAGCTTCTGCAGGTCAAACAATAGAAGAGGTAGAAAAAGACCAAATAAATTCATTTGTAGCTCCAATGGTTAGCTCTCCTGGTATAAAATTTTTATCAGTAGCTACTACTGGACATAGCCCTTATGTTACTTCATTGAGAGACTACAATACAGGAAAGCCTACCATAGAATTTCAAAGAGCAACAAGAACAATGGATAATGTAGGAAAGCAATTAGGAGCTAATGTAGCACAAGGATTTTTATCTGCTAACAACTTAAGTGATAATATCTCAGAAGGTCTAGGAATGTCTTTTAAACCTGAATACGGAGTTACTGCAAAAGAAAAAGAAGATGTTAATACGTCTATCAAGATATTGAGAGGAATAACTGATATTGCATTCCCTAATTTGTTTAAGCCACATATTGATAACGATAAGAAGGCAGCTATGCTTAAGAAAGAAGCTATCAAGACAACAAAGGCTGCTAAGAAAGAATCTGGTGAAATGGCTCCTACTCAATTAGGTCAAAAGAAAATGGGTGGAGGAGTTATGAAAGGAAAAGTTATGAAATAATTTGGTGGATTAAAATAAGTTTGTATCTTTACGCTGTAAATCCGATAAGGTAGTAAGAGTACGTTATCGGGTTGAATAATCCCCGCAATAGTCTCAGTATTATTGTTCTGCTTCCAATGGAAGCGTTTTAATCAACCCATCAACTCTTACTTGGTGGGTTTTTTATTTATCGGATATGAAGGATGCAGAAGCATTCCTCTCATAGTTCCGAGCAAAGGAGTTTAGTAGATAACGCCTGAGCTGATAAGCAAAGATTCCGTTACTACGAATTACTCTTTTAAATGAATGGTATTCTTTCTAAACTTGTGGTAACCATTCAGCCTCACTTAACGACAACTCATTAACTCGGTGGTAAGAATAGCAGGTTATATCTCTATCAGGGGGAGGGGGTATAACTTGCATTTTACTTACCTTCTTTCTCCAATCTATTAATCTGGTGGTAAGTTATAGTCCGCATTTTTTGTTATATTTGTACAAAATATTTCTATGGGTACTTTTGTAGCTTCATATACTGTACAGCAATCAGCTAATGGAACATCCTTAACGATTACAGATACATCTAACTATACCGCTTCTAGTGAGCCTAAAAGTGGTTTTAACTGGAGAAGATTATATATTTATTATGTAGATGGTACGCCATTGGTTTACCCTGCCGGCAATACCTCTGGTTATGTGGACTTTCCTTTTGCAGGTGGTGACACTATTACTATCACAAGTTTTAGTGCTGATTTGTCTCTAAGTGTTCAGTTAAGTTTAAATAAGACAACTCCTATTTCAGGTTCGGTATATACCTCTACCAATGTGGTTACCATGGTTGGTTTTACAAATCAGGCTATTTATAATGCTGCGCAGATTTTAGCTAGCAATCCTATAAGATTATCTGACCCTGTTTTTAAGGATAGTTTAGTTCAGCTACAAAGAGAAAAGGTTACGGCAGTTAATGCCGGTACATATGGAGACCAATTCTCTTCTCAGGCAGCCTTATCAAGAGCAGCTACTATTATCTCACAATCAAGTATTAGATTCTAATGCATAGTAACGACCAAATAACCTCCATACTTCAATACTCTGATATTTCATTGTTCCTAGGAGCTGATGAGTATGAGATAGAGAAGTATTATAATTGGGTAGATGAAACGGATAGGTTAGAGTTGATTTATATTATGACTGATGTGTTAAGGTATTTTCAACCTTATTACAACAGTTTGAATACAGCTATTCAGGCATATGTTCCTGGGTATGCAGGTAATCCTACCTATGACAGATTGATTAACTTTTTGTATGGTTATATAGGTCATTGGGTACAAAATGCTGCTGTTGTTTCAGGAAGCACAGGTGGTATTATTACAGGTCAGCCAACCTCATCGGTTATTACTAATGTTGTTTATTCAATAACAATTACTAATAAATCATATACAGCTACCGGTGGAGAGACCTCAATTACCTATTCTGATATGGTTGGTAAGTCATTGGTTTACATTTCACGAGGTGGTGTTACTGTAAATCAGATTATAACAAGTGGTACGCCAACAGCTGACCAAGTATTATGGAATACCACAGGAGGACAAATAACATTCGGAAGCGCCTTAGGTGCAGGGGTTAATATTGTTGCTTTATTTAACTAAAGATTATTATGCAATTAAATGTTGAACATGATTTCACGCTAAGAAGTGATAATGGAGTTTTAAAGGCTACAAATGGTTTAGTAACCTCTATAGTAGGATATACAAATCAAATTATAGATGGCACAGGCTCATTGCAGGTTTTAACAACCTCTATTGTTCCAGAGGGTTCTAATTTATATTTTACTACTGCTCGTGCCCAAGCTGCCATTAGTGGGTCAGCCCCTATTAGTGTTTCTAGTGGGGTGGTATCTGTTACACAGGCTAATAGTACAACTAATGGTTATTTAAGCTCAACAGATTGGTCTACCTTTAATGCTAAACAATCTGCCTTAAACGGAACAGGATTTGTTAAGATTTCGGGTACTACTATTTCTTATGACAACTCTACTTACTATTTGGCATCAAACCCAAATAACTATATCCCATTAAATGCCTTAAGTGCATCAGCTCCCTTAAGTTATAACAATACCACAGGTGCTTTTACAATAAGTCAGTCAGGTACAACCTCTAACGGTTATTTGAGTTCTACAGATTGGAACACATTTAATGCTAAGCAAAATGCCTTAGGTTATACGCCAGTTCCTAATACAAGACAATTAACAATTAATGGGGTAACCTATGATTTATCAGCTGATAGAACATGGACTATAAGTTTCCCTGTAACCTCTGTTTTTGGAAGGACAGGTGCAATCACAGCACAATCAGGAGACTACACTACTACTCAGGTAACTGAGGGTACTAATTTATATTTTACAAACGCGCGCGCGATAGGCTCTACCTTAACAGGTTATACAAGTGGCTCTGGAACAATAACCTCATCTGACTCTATATTATCAGCTATTCAAAAATTAAATGGTAATGTAGGATTATTAACAGGTGCTATTATTTATCAAGGAACATGGAATGCCTCTACAAATACCCCAACACTTACCTCAGGTGTAGGTACTAAGGGTTATATGTATAAGGTTGCTGTTGCAGGTTCAACAAATATTGATGGTGTAACCCAATGGAATGTTGGAGACCAATTAGTATTTAATGGAACTGTTTGGGATAAGATTGATGGTATACCTAATGAGGTTTTAAGTGTATTTGGAAGAGTTGGTGCGGTGACTGCTCAGTCAGGAGATTATACAACGACATTAGTTACAGAGGGAACAAATTTATACTATACGCAATCTCGTTTTGATAGTGCATTTTCTGCTAAGACTACAACAAATTTAACAGAGGGAACTAACTTATACTTTACAAATACAAGAGCGCAGAATGCAATTACCTTGACTACAACAGGTAGTTCAGGTGCTGCTACATACTCAGGAGGAACATTAAATATTCCTAATTATGGGTCAGCACTAAGCGGTTATGTTCCATATACAGGAGCAACAGGTAATGTTAATTTAGGCTCTTACAATTTAAGTTTAAATGCTTTACAATTTTCAAGCATATCAGCACCTTCTTATTCGGAAGGGGAAGTATGGTACGATTCAACTCAAAAGGCTTTAGCATATTACAATGATGTAACAAACAACATTTTACACATTGGGCAAGAGGTTCAATTAAAAGTTTACAATAACACAGGTTCAACAATTGTTAAAGGTGCGCCTGTTTATATTACTTCAACTAATAGCGGTTTCACTTATCCATTAGTGGCTTTGGCAAAAGCAGATACTTTAACGACTGCTAACGTAATTGGAGTTGCAAATCAAGATATCCCAACTTCAACGGCGGGTTATATTGTACTTTCAGGGTTGGTAAGTAACATAAGCACAGGCTCATACACAGTTGGAACAGTTTTATATTTAAGTCCTTATTCTGCGGGTCAATTAATGAGTACAGTTCCTCCAACGGGATATGCGGTTCGTGTTGGTGTGGTTTCTTATTCAAATAGTCCTAATGGGTCAATTTATATTAATCAATCTAATGCTTATTCAACGGCTGCAAGTATTGTTGGAACGATACAAATTTCTCAAGGTGGAACGGGAGCGACAACTGCGGGAGGTGCTTTGACTAATTTAGGAGCACAACCTCAATTAAATGGTACGGGGTTTGTTAAGATTTCCGGAACAACAATTAGCTACGATAATAGTACTTATTACTTAGCTTCTAATCCAAACAATTATATTGCTTTAACTGCTTTATCGGCATCAAGTCCTTTATCTTACAATAATACTACGGGCGTTTTTAGTATATCTCAAGCGAACAATACAACAAACGGATATTTATCAAGCACCGATTGGGCAACTTTTAATTCAAAACAAGCTGCTTTAAATGGAACGGGTTTTGTAAAAATAATCGGTACAACTATTTCGTACGATAACTCAACATATTATTTGGCTTCAAATCCTAATAATTACATCACTTTAACATCTTTAAGTGGTGGAACAGGAATTAGCTATAATGGAGCTACGGGAGTGATAAGTTCTACAATTACTCAATACACCGATGCAATGGCAAGAGCAGCGATTTCAAGCTCTGCTCCAATAACTTACAACTCATCAACGGGTGTAATCGGTATTACTCAATCTACTTCAACTTCTAACGGATATCTTTCAAGCGGAGATTGGATTACATTCAATTCTAAGCAAAACTTAGTAGGTTTAACGACTACGGGAAATTCAGGTTCAGCTACATTCAATCAAAGTACGGGTGCCTTAAACATTCCAACTTACACTTTAGCGGGATTGGGTGGTCAACCACAATTAAACGGAACAGGATTTGTAAAAGCAAGCGGAACAACAATCACTTATGATAATAGTACATATTATTTAGCTTCTAATCCTAATGCTTATATTGCTCTTACTGCATTATCAGCTACCTCTCCTTTGTCTTACAATAACACAACAGGAGCGTTTAGTATAACTCAAGCTACGACCTCAACGAATGGTTATTTATCAAGTACAGATTGGAATACCTTTAATAACAAGCAGGCGGCTTTAACTAATCCAGTAACAGGAACAGGTACAACAAATTATCTATCTAAGTTTACAGGAACATCCACAATAGGAAGTAGTTTAGTTTATGATAATGGCTCGGCTGTTTTAATTGGAACTACAACTGCAGGTAGTGGTAAATTTATGGTTTACTCTTCTAGCTCTGATAATCATATTCAGGCTATAGGTACGGCACCATCATTAAGATTAGCTGATACAATCACATCTCCAACATATACAATGGTTATTGGTCTTGCTACTGCAAGTAATAACTTTATCACAGGCTCTATAGCAGGTGACATGGTTCTTTCAAATAACACAACCTCTGTAACAGGAAACTTCTTATTTGGAGCAGGAGCTACTGAAAGAATGAGAATTAATGGAAGCACAGGATATGTATCAATAGGTAATACTAATAATACCTATAACTTAGATGTTACAGGTACAGGAAGATTTACAAGTGATTTAACAGTTCAACATAATCAGAATGCTACTTCAACAAGTACATATTCAAATAGTGATTCAACCGATGCAAATAGTAGACAATACTTAAACTTAACAGCAGGTAATAGAACTTTATCATTAAGGGCGATAAACGCTGATAATACATATTTACAAAGTAATGGTGGCAATATGGTATTTCAGCCTAATGCTTCTACGGCTTTAACCTTAGCTTCCACAGGAGCAGCTACATTCTCAAGTAGTGTGACGGCAACAAACGGCGTATTTAGTGGTGGTGGAGAAGTTATTAGAATGTATGGTTCAAATCCTTATATTTCTTGGTGGGATAGTGCGAATACAACAAGATATGGTTATATACAAGCATCAAGCGGATTGGTAAATATTGTTACTGCTACAAGCACCGATTTAAACTTTTCAGTAGGCGGTTCGGATAAAATGAGAATACTTTCAAATGGCAATGTAGGTATTGGAACTTCAAGTCCTGCTGCAGTATTCCACGTTAACTTTGCAAGTTCTGATTTTCTTTTAGGCTATGGTGGTAACTATGATAACTACTATACAAGTGGAGCATCAGGCTCACAAATATTTAGAACAGGTTCTACCGAAAGAATGCGTATTACAAGTGGGGGATTTGTTGGAATTGGAACAAGTTCACCAAGTTATCAATTTGAAGTAGATGGAAGCACCAGCAATTATGTTGCTATGGTTAAAAACATTACTTCAGGAGCAGGTAATGGTTTATATTTATATTTTCCTAATAGTACATCATCTACAAACACAGAGGCGTTTTTAAGATGTGAATCTGGTGCTGGCGTAAAAGCATATATTTTAACAAATGGTGGATTAGCAAATTATCAATCAAACAATGTTAATTTATCAGATAAAAGAACTAAAAAAGATATTACACCTTTAGATTCTTATTGGAATAAATTTAAAGCTATTGAGATTGTTAAATTTAAATATAATAATCAATCAAATGAAGAATATAATATTGGAGTTATTGCTCAACAAGTAGAAAATGTGGCTCCTGAATTTATAAATGTTGAAGGATTTGGAGAAACACCTAAAGATGGAATTCCATATAAAACAGTTTATACTACTGATTTATACCACGCTACTATAAAAGTATTACAAGAAGCAATGGCAAGAATCGAAGAACAACAAGCACAAATAGAAGAATTAAAATCACTTATAAATAAATAAAAAAATGGCAACAACTTATCAATGGGTAATTAACCAAATGTGCTAATTTTGAATAATGGCATACGTTTATAGACATATTAGACTTGATAAAAACGAACCATTCTATATTGGCATAGGAACTAGCGAATATTATAATAGGGCTTATAGACATAAAAATAGAAGCGAATTATGGCAAAGAATTGCAGCTAAAAGCGGATATGAGGTAGAAATATTAATGGATAATTTAACATGGGAAGAGGCTTGTGAAAAAGAGAAGGAGTTTATAGCATTATATGGTAGAAAAGACATAAAAACTGGTTGTTTAGCAAATATGACCGATGGTGGAGATGGAGCTATAAATGTAGTTATATCAAAAGAGCATAGAGAAAAAATAGCTGAAGCTAATAGGAGAAGAATTTTTACTGAAGAAGATAGAAAGAAAATGGCTGAAAGAATGATTAAAAGAAATAAAAATCTTGAATTTAGGACTAAGTTAACAGAAGGATTTAAAAAAAGCGAAAAGGCGATGACGCATGTTAGGAATTTGGGTTTAAAATCTAAAGGAAAAAAACTTTCAGATTTAACAAAAAAGAAAATATCTGATTCAAAAATAAAAAAACCAGTAATTCAATATGATTTAAATGGTATTTTTATAAAAAAATGGGAATCTGTTTGTCAAGTAGAAAAACAATTGAATTTCAATCAATCAAATATTTATAGATGTTGTAATGGCAAGTATAAACAATCTTATGGGTTTAAATGGGAATATTATAATCAATAAAATAAAATAAAAATGGCAAACACTTACTCGTGGATTTTACCAGATGGATGTTTAAATACAGCTCCCTCTCAGGATGGCCTTACAAATGTTGTAGTATCAGTTAATTGGCGCAGAAAAGTTACAACAATAGTAGATGAAAAAGAATATAGCGTAGAGAACTATGGTCAAATGGGTTGTAGTCAACCTAGCCCAGAAGATTTCACTTCCTACCCTGACTTAACACAAGCTCAAATTGAAGGTTGGTTAAACGAAGGTTTAGATGTAGCGGCAATTGATGCAGGATTAGACTCTCAATTACAAAACATTATAAAACCTCCAGTTGTGGTTTATCCAAACCCATGGGCTCCAACTCCTACAGCACCTGCTGAATAATGAAAAAGGTATTTTTATTCATCTTCATCATATTGTCGGTTGGATTATCAGCCCAAGATATAACTATAATGGATGTAAAGAACTCCATTAAGGTAGGTAATCTTGCCGGCAATAGGAAGATAGAATTTGGGGTAAAGAATATCCTAGAGGAGGTCGCACAGGACAAAGGCCTTGATTTGTCGCCTTCATCAAAAAAACAGATATTTGTGGAGCTTATTTATATGGATGTATTGCTTACAAAAAGCAATATGTCCGTATTCCACAAGGATGATAATGCTGTTGTAATAAGAATGAAAGGCTATATTGTTAATGACGGAAAGAAGTC